ATGAAAGGAGAAACAAAATGATAACTATTGGTTGGGCGTGTATCGTCATTGGTTGCAGTTTGGTGGCGTATTGCAAATGAAAGCTGTAACATTCAAATACGATGCCATTTTCAAAAAAAATATGAGTTTTACAATGCAAATTTCAGATGAACTGTATGACGCATTGAAAATTCAAGATAAAATGCAGGATTTTCGCGTCAGCGAAATCCTAGATGATATTGCATCAATGCTATCAATAGTTGCCGAATTGCAGGGCTTTGGTGCAATTAAAGGCGGTTATAGTATTGATTTTAATGACAATTAAAAAAATTACCGCCATTTGCTTATGAAAAGGTAGAAAAACGGTGAAAAATAAGGACTTAAATAATGAGAGGACAAAAAAAGCACCTTTCAGAATAGGACAAAATACATAATTCATAAATATGGAACGGGGTGATAAAAATGAAAATACATCACATATTAGCGAACGGAAAAGAAGTTGAAAGTGTGGCAGGAAAAGTTATCAATGTGTCGGAATTTCCTATGTTATCTTCCGTTTTTCGTTCGGTAAATCAACGAATTCAAGAACAGGCAACCGAAAACGAAGAAAAAGGAGCATAATGCTCCTACGGTTGGACAAGCAAAGGAGGAGAGAAAAATGAACAAAGTAATGCTGATAGGTCGTATTTGTAACGATTTAAAAAAGAAGTACATAGGTGACAGTACCGTTGTTCAAGTGTCTTTGGCAGTGCAAAGACGTTTCAAAAATTCTAAAAATGAGTATGATACAGATTTCGTTCAATGCGAATTGTGGGGACACAATGCGGATTTTCTTGAAAAAAACTTCTCAAAGGGCGATATGGTCGCATTTGAAGGTGCAATCAGAAACAACAACTACGAAAAAGATGGTGTTAAGCACTATTCAAACAAAATAGTTGTAGAATCAGTGTATTTCACCGGAAGTACACTGATGAAGAAAAAACAATAATTGTGCAATTTGACTTAAATAAACCCTGCGGAAAGGTAGGGTTTATTCGAGTACGCTCGAAAAAAGTACGGTGTACAAAGGAAAGAAAAGGAGAAAATTAATAATGGCGATTTACAGAATACACAAAGAGGATAACTATGTAATAGTTGATAAAGCCTTTTTGCTGAATGAAAAAATCAGTTTGAAAGCTAAAGGACTTTTAGCCCTGTTGTTATCTTATCCGGATAACTGGCAATTTTACGAAGCAGAAATAGTACAACACGCAGCAGACAAAGCAAATTCATTGAGTAGTGGACTAAAAGAGTTGATAGAAAACGGCTATATAGTACGAAAACTTGGCAAAGATGAAACAGGAAAGTTTAAAGGTTATGAGTATCATATTTACGAAAAACCGATAACGGAAAAACCGATAACGGAAAAACCGATAATGGAAAATCCGATAACGGAAAAACCGATAACGGAAAAACCGATAATGGAAAATCCGATAACGGAAAATCCGATAACGGAAAAACCGATAACGGAAAATCCGGTACTACTAAACAATAAAGACACTAAGAATAAAGACACTAAGAATAAAAACACTAAGAATAAAAACACTAAGACTGCTTCGTCACCAGAGTTGGCGTCTGAGTTCAAGGAGTGGTATTCAAAATATCCGCACCCACGAAATGAACAACAGACCATGAAGAACTACATCAAAGCACGAAAGACCTATTCAGCCGAACAGTTGATGACTGCACTGAATAACTACCTCGCTGAAATAGAGGAACAGCACACAGACAAACGCTATATTAAACATTCCACAAATTTTGTGGGACAAGAGCAAGCGTTTGTCGATTACTTAGACACACCGGCACAGCCGGTTTTGACTGAGGAAACTGATGATAGTTACATCGCCACAATCGAGGCGGAAGACCCTGAGTATGCCGCACGACTCCGAAGGAGGGATAACGATGATTGAACAACAAATTCTTGCCAGCTATGAGGCGGAGCAGGCAGTCGTTGGTGCATTAATCATTGGTGGCAATGTGGATGAATTAACCACCGAAGTTAATCTAACCCCCAATGATTTTTATTTCAGTGATTGCAAATTGGTGTACAAATGCATTTTGTACCTAAACGACAAAAACGATAAAATCGACATAGTAACGGTAGATAGTACATTAAAAACCGCCAAAGAATACAATGGAATTGAATTTCTGAAAAATGCGATCAGTAACAACCCAACGAAACATAATTTAATTTACTATGGCAAAATCGTAAAGGAATATGCGAAGCGTCGTTGGTACATAGATATGTCAAATGAAATATTGGCTATGGCAGGCAATACAACATTGCCAATAGAAAAAATATCCGACAAAGTGGAATATATGCTGGCAACAGAGAGCGATTCTATCAATGTCAATACCGCAGACGATTTGATGATGAAAACCTATGATACCATCGTAAGGGCGAGTGAAAATAAAGACAGTATTCCGGGACAGGCAACAGGGTTTAAAAATATTGATTTAAAAATGGGTGGTATGGACGGATTGGTCGTTATAGGTGCAAGACCGGGCATGGGAAAAACCGCATTTGCATTAAATATTGCCGAACATATAGCATTTAACGAATCTAAACCAGTTGTATTTTTTTCGTTGGAAATGGACGAACAACAATTAATGCTACGTGTATTATCATCAATGACATACATAAAATATTCGGCGTTGCGGTATGGCGAAGTTACAAATGATGATTGGGACAAAATTGCCAGATTTATGAACAAATCCGACAAAACAGAAAAACTGATAATCTGCGATAGAGCTAAGATGACAGTTAGAAAAATTCGTTCAGTTTGTCGCCGACTAAAAAAAAAACATGGAGCGTTGGGAGCGGTGGTAGTTGATTATCTGCAATTAATCGAAATGCCACAAAACAAAAATTATACAAAGGCACAGGCTGTTGGTGATGTCAGTCGTGCATTGAAAATTCTGACGAAAGAATTAGGTTGTCCAATTCTTGCACTGTCACAATTAAACAGAGCAAATGAACAACGTTCGAGTAAAAGACCGACACTTGCCGATTTGCG